GGTGCATCAGGGTGGGCTCATACTAGAGGTAGATCAATAACTGCAACTTTTTCTATATCTGTAGGTGATCGAATTGTATTTTTTGCTGGCAAGTCTGGTAACACTGGAACAAACACTAATGAAGGAGGAGGTGGAGGAGCAAGTTGTTTAATGAAATATAGTACTTCACTTTCTAGTGATGCCGATTATGAAAATGGTTTTGTGCCTTTAATAATTGCAGCAGGAGGTGGAGGTGGGAGTGTAAATAATGGTTCACAAGCTAACGAATTAGCTTCTGCTGCACCACCATTATCAACTACGACAAGTAACACTGCTACTCAAATTATGGCTGTAAGAAACAATTTTTTTCCAAGTGCAAATTTAGTTGCTAAACAGGGCGGTGCCGGAAGAGATGATGCTGGTGGCGGTGGGTATATAGCACATACTGGAGGTAATGGCTGGGCAGGTCCATCTAGACATCACTTGACAGGAAATGCCACTAACATAAATCTTTCTGGCATAAATTACCCAGCTGAAGGTATAGCTTATGGTGCAAAGGGAAATATTAAACTAGATGCTAACAGTGGCGATGGTGGTTTTGGTGGTGGTGGATCAGATTATGGTGCCAATAGTTATGGTTCTGGTGGTGGCGGATATTATGGTGGCAATGAAAGTGTAGGAGCTAATAGTATGCTAAACAATGCTTACACTGCGTATACTTTTGTTGATGCTGCTGGTAATTCACACCAAACAGAAGGCGACATGAGACATGGTGCTTTATCTTTTGTACATAGTAGTGGAAGTAGTGTAACTGACAATGGACTCTATGGTGGTAGTTCTAGTTATGGTGCTACTACACTCTCTGGGCAACAACAAGGTAGAGTTTATTTATCATTTACATAGATATAAAATTAGTCATTTTAAACTAGAAATGGTATAAGAAAATTATTTTTAGATATGTCTTCAGTTAAGGTAGATAACATTAAGCATAGACTAAGTACTGATGATTCAGTATCACTCGCATCAGATTCAAGTGTTGCATTAAAACACAGTGGAAATCAGAAATTAGTCACCAGTTCAACAGGCGTTAGTGTAACTGGAACGTGTGCTGCAACTGCTTTTAGTGGTGATGGTTCAAATTTAACTAACATAGCATTACCAAGCACATTAACAGGATCGGCTAATCTTTCTGGTTTATTAAGAGAAGGTGTAAATATAACTGCTGGAAAGTTAAGTGATAATACAAATATTGATTTAGCAAATGGTATGGTGCATCTTTTTACTACAACAGAAACAACTACATCCACACCTAATATTAGATTTAATAGTTCTACTTCTCTCGACTCAAGTATGAGTGTTGGAGAGGCTATATCAGTAAATATTATCACGACTGCTGCAGCCGCTGCTTATTCTGCACAACTAACAATTGATGGTGCTGCGGTAACAGAGAATTGGGTTGGTGGAGCTGCACCTTCAGATGGTGGCTCAAGTGGTGTTGATATTTATTCTTATACAATTATCAAAACGGCATCAGCTACATTCACTGTCATTGGAAACCAAAGTAAAACATCATAATTAATGAAGCAAGATTTTTGGACATATCAAAAACCTTTGTCAATGACAGGTTTTGGTGGTGGTGCTACTTCACTTAGTTACGCTGGTGCTAGTTCTTCCATTGTCACCGATGGATTAGTACATTGGTTCGATTTTAGTGACACTAATTCCTATGGTAGTGGAACTGCACTAACAGATTTATCGGATGCTGGTAATAACATGACCTTCGTGAATGCACCTACTGTTATCAACAGCAGTTTTGGATCTGGTGGTCGTCACATAGAAATTCAGAGTAGTGGTTCTGGTGGTGATAAGTATGCTTACTATGGTACTAATTATTCAGATACTTTGACTGGAACTCAAGGCACTAATCCTTTTGCGATAGAAATGTGGGTGAACCTGAAAAATATAAGTGCAGAAACAGCTGTTTTTGGAGATATGATATCCACTATAAAATTTAACCCTGTAGCTGTTAGATATAAAAGATTTGAAATTTTTGTTTATCAGAATAGACTGAAAACACTTGGTATGAGTGGAAGCACTAACGTTAGTTATTTCCCTAGCGATCTAGTTACGGTTGGCAATAAGAATTACGCTGATGGAACCTATGCTGGTTGGGAACATATTGTAGCGACCAGAGAAGACACAAACACTAATGGTATGAAATATTATAGAAATGGTAGTTTAGTTGTACAAGATAATAATAGTATTAATTATAATGGACCCGATACGGCTGAGGGATACGGATTAAGTCAGGCTTTTTATAGACTAGGTTATGTCTTTGGCACATGCAAATTTGCGATCTTCAGAAGATATATTAATGGGTCTTTGACAGCAGCAGATGTACAAAAACATTATGATTTGGACAAAGCAAGATTTGGTCTATCTTGATTTAAGGTCTATAAAATTAGACATTTTAAACTAGATATAAAGTAATAGAAAATTTAGATGGCGTACATAGGGACAGAACCTAATTTCCTTAATCAGAATAGGGAGGTTGATGATATAAGCGGTAGTTTTAACGGAAGCACTACGACTTTTAACTTGCAAGTTTCTGGTCAAAATGTAAATCCAGAAAGTGTTAATAATGTTTTAGTTTCTGTTGGTGGTGTATTACAAAATCCAGGAACGGATTATACGATTAATGCAGCCACTATAGTTTTTACAACAGCTCCAGCAAGTGGCTTAGATTTTTGGGGGTTGGTATTAGGTGAATTAGTTAATACAGGAGTTGTATCTGACGGAACAGTGACAACAGCAAAAATTGCTGGACAGGCTGTCACTGCACCAAAGTTAGCTAACACTGCAGTCTCAGCAGGTTCTTACACAAATGCAGATATTACAGTTGATGCACAGGGAAGACTAACATCAGCTGCTTCTGGTTCCGCAGGAATTTCTGGTATCACTGTACAGGATGAAGGTAGTGCGTTATCTACAGCTGCAACTACTCTAGATTTTGTTGGTGCTGGTGTTACTGCATCTGGTACTGGTGCGTCTAAAACAATTACTATTCCTGGTGGAGGAATTTCAGGTATTGATGTACAGGATGAAGGTAGTGCGTTATCTACAGCTGCAACTACTCTAGATTTTGTTGGTGCTGGTGTTACTGCATCTGGTACTGGAGCAACCAAAACAATTACAGTACCTGGTGGTGGTGGTGCATTAGAATTTGTAAGCAGAACTTACCTTTCATCTACTGCTACAAATATTGATTTAACAGGTTTTGATTATGAGCGTGTTTACAAATTAATATTTAAAAGAGGTCAATGGGGTGGTTCAGCTTATCAAAATTTACAGGTACGATTTTTTACTAATGGTGGTTCCAGTCCTCAAACTGCTGGTGTTTATAATTACATAATTCAACATGCTGGTGGGCATTATACTCAAAATAATGATGATAAATTAAATTTTTATCAATATGGGGGAGAAAATGAGTATGTAACAGCCACCTTTGAAATTTATACAGGATACTATGGTTACTTAAGAGGGCCTATGCATCATGTAGGTACAACTAATGGCATACGTTATGCTGATATTAGAGCTACTTTAAATCCTTCTGTCATGACTGCACAAAGAATTAGTGGTGTGAGACTATATTCAACCAATTCTAGTGCTTGGCAAGTCGGCACCGAAGTTTTACTATTTAGATACAAGGAGAGCTAATGAACAAGTATTTAAACGGTGTTTTAACACCAATGACTGATGCAGAAATCGCAGAATACAATGCGAGTCTTCCAACAGAATCTGAACTTCTTGCTGAAAAATGGGTAGAAGTACGAATAGAAAGAAATATCAGATTACAAGAATCCGATTGGGTAGCAGCAAGAGCATCTGAAACAGGAGTTGCTGTAAGTGATGATTGGAAGACCTATCGCCAAGCTCTTAGAGATGTACCTACTCAATCCGACCCAGATAATATTACATGGCCGACAAAGCCTAGTTAAAACGAGATAGTTATTAGCAACTTGCAGTAATTAGATCAATTTAGTAAAATTTAAATAAATACTAAAAAAATGCAGAAAATTTTTAATGCAATAGCTGTTGCTTCAGGAGTACTTTCTTTAACAGTTGTAGGTAGTGGTTTATTTATTTACATCAATAAAGATGCAATAATAAATACTATAAAAGAAAAAGCTATGGAATCGATTACAGGTAATCTAGGAGAATCTTTAGGAGACTCTCTTCCTATACCCGATGTTACTGGTCCGGTTGTACCTAAACTACCTACAACTAATTTTTAAAATTGTCTGATATTCCAGAAATTTCAATAAATACTGTAGTTATTCCTAAACTTGATAATTATTATTTTTCTACTGTACAATCATTACCGCAGAGTCCTCCAGTAACTTTACAGATTGGGAATCCAATCATAGATTTGCCAGGGTGTGTTAAATTTAACGATTTAAACAAAAAATCAAAAAATTTAGTAGATGAGGATGAGAGAGGTAATGTAGTTTTATGTGATGCTGGATCTCCTACTTATGAAGCAATAGATTACCAACCAGAAGAATTAATTTATGTTGAAGATGCTGTAGTTCCTAATGTACGAACTGCCCCCAGAAAAGAGCAAGAACAAAAAGAAGAAGAAAAAAATAATGAAAGTGAATTAGGAACTCCTGATCCAAAATTAGATAACATACCAAAAGATAATCAGAAAGAATGTCCAGCTCCAAATCAACCAAGAGTTGGAGATTTAACACGTAGTGGAGATGAAATAGTTGTAGGTCATGAATTACAAGGAAATATTTGTGTAATTTTGTATGAACCAAGCTCTAACCTTGAAAAATTACTTCCAAATACATCACAAGTAAGTACTACAGCTGCAATTGCAGTCGTAGCAACGGCTTCAGCAGCTGCGACACCCATCTTATTAAAATTAATAAAGCCCTTAATAAAGCAACTTATAAAGAGAATTAAAGGTTTATTTGGGAAAAAAGATAGAGAAAAATTTAAAGGATTGAAAAGAAAAAAGAAACTTATTTCGGAATCGAATGACGATGATTAGGAACAACACCGTGAGGATTTGCAACTACAATATCCGCACAAATCTGAGCTGATGGACTAGTTTTTGCGAAAGTTACTCCCAACCGTTTTTGCTCGGCACAGTGCTTCAATCTTGCCATCTCAAAATCTAATCTCTTATTAGCCAATATTTGTTTATTTATTTGATTCTGACTGCTGGAGGCACGTAGACAATTTTCATTGTGTCTTTTATCAAGTGGTATGGTTATATTCATACTGATACCCCATCCAATATTGTGATTTGTTTTTTGACCTGTTCTTACAGGTTTTTGATAAAGAATAGCCCCAGGATTATCTAATAAGCCATCATTATCTACATCTGAATTGTCATACACGTTATCGAGATAAGAAGGTTCATAAGGTTCTTTCCATGAGTCTTGCACTGTAGCAAAAGGAGTAATTGTAAGAGTAGATCCTTGACAGGACACCCCACTTCCATATGTATTAGTAAGGTACGGTCCGGCTAAATTTTGCACCGCCAAATTTGAGACTGACCCCGAAGAATTCGCAATCGGGTTTGCAGTAGCTGAAACCCCTCCCACCTCGTTTGCATATATAGGAGCACTAAATATATTTAAAGCTAAAAGTAAATATTTTACTGACTGAAGGTTGAAGTTGTATCTGTTACAGATTTTATGTCGGTAGTCCTCTGGATTATGGTCTGTGTCTTCAATCCTGGCTGGCTCAGTGTAGTTGTCATCTGCCAAGGCTTTGTCTCGTCTATGATCGAGAAGTTTGGCATATTTGAGGAATCTAAATTTGTCCACGTTGAATTAACTCCATTCAGTGTTTGAGTAACACTTTTGGCTGGAGGAACCAAACTACTACTATCTGTCTTTATATTATTGCCAGTTACGGTATATTGCCAGCCTGTTTGATAATCAATTACATTTATTGTCTCAGTCACTTTTGAAGTAGTCTCAGTATGAGACTGAAGTACACCTGTATTAAAGTTTGGAACTACTGGTACTGCCTTCGCAGTCGTGCTCATCAGACTTAGAAAGATTACAGGTATTATTTTTCTCATCTGTCTCATCATCTTCTTTTTCTTTTATTGCAAAGGCATGATCCTTTAGTTTCATTTTATTGAAATTTCGCTGACAAATTGGCCTGTAGCCACTGTGCCAGCTCCTCCGGCTGTTAGAGCTATTGTTGAAGATGAATCAATTGTACCTGCAAGTGTCCCTGCTACCCCAGCTGCAGTTGAAGTTTGGTCAGAATAAGCACTTACGGCACCTGTACTTGGAGCACTTGTTGCTATAGCATCCGCTTGTGTAAATGATTGAGTGAAACTCCAAGATTCACCTGCTGTTGCCTGCACTGCTGAAAGTGTAGGTATTGAACCAACTCCTGAAGATATCGTCAATGAACCAATTGAGTTAGTAGCTGAACCACCTTCAGGTGTGTACTGAGTAGTTACATTGTTTCCAGAAACACTATAGCTATTTCCGATTCGTGATACTTGAGTGGCAGCAGCATTTACTTGTAGCTGTATGCTGCTAGATAATTTATGAGTGATATCTGCTCTGGCTGCTGGGGCAAATATCAATATCAACAAAGGGAATAATTTCCGCATTTTTAGTACCTTTTAATTACTATACATAAGTTTACATGAGGGTAGACTTAGTATGTATTGAGATTATAAAATGACTGAAAATTCAAAAGAGTCTCCTAAGACACAAGAGAAAAAAAATGTTTTTACAAAAATCAAAGAAAACATTGATGACAAAGAAGAGCAATTAGCCTTTATCTCAGTTATAGTAAGGCTTGTCGTAGTTGGGTGGTCCGGATTTATCGTAAGCTTAAACTACATATCTATACCAGGTTATGCAAATGAACCCAAGGATATCACGTTCCCGGCTTCGATTTTGACTGGGGTACTTTCCAGTTTCGGCGTAGAGGCAGCACGTAAAAGAGGAGATGGAACCATGAAAATGGATAAAAATAATGCTTCTGGTGCTTCAAGTTTAACTAAAGCTGACCTTGAAAAGTTAATAGAGAAAGCATCTCAAACTGCCCCTACTCAGATCTTGCGTATCGAACAGGCTCCGATTAAAATAGTGACAGAGACTGGTTCTAAGAAAAATGTATAGCAGGTATAGGAGAAATTGGGGAATAATAGCTTTAGTATCCATCTTAGGGATATCTAATATCTCTTTGATGAGTACTTTAGTTACTAATAGATTTAAAAGTCCATATCCTAATGTTAATTTCCCAGTTGGTCCATACACTTCTTACAGTATTGTTGCATCTGAAAAAGGCTACAGTATCAAATATAAAGCAAACGATCCAAAAGTTTTAAACAGAGTTAAATTACTTACTGAGCCGAAAGGATTATTTGGTGGTAAAGAATCAAAATTAAGTTTAAGAGAAACTTATACAATGCAACGTGAATTAGGTAAAGATGGAGTAGAGGGAACCGTAATGACTGAGAAAGACATTGCTTGCATAAAAGTAGAAGGTAGTGGAAACGCTACAGGAAAAGTTGTAGGAGCCTCTGTAGGAGTTAAAGCTGCACCTGCATTTAGTAACATACCAATCGTTGGATGGCTTGCTGCAGGCTTTGTAACTATGTTTGCACAGGACAAAGGATCAGAGATAGGTGGACAGATAGCAAGAGACTACAATGATTGTTAATAGATAATTCTAGGGTTATACTCAAAGTAGTTACATATTAAAAATGTCTTGCGGAGTATCATTAGAGAATCTTAAAAATTTTGAAAAGCAAATAGATGAGCAAGCTACGACATTATCAAAACAAATACAGCAATTAGAATCTCAACTTATAACAGCTAAAAATTCTTATTTAAAAGTTTTAGGTGCTCAAGAAATTATAGAAATACAAATTAAAGAAGCAGAAGCTGCTGAGAATTCTCCAGTATCAGTGCCAGAGGCAAGTGGTGATTAAGATGTTAAAGGAGATGAATAGAGATAGATATAAAGCCTTACAATTACTAGCAGATCATTTACGCACTCCATCAAAAGATTTATCTCTTAATGCAATTTTTAATGATGTAAAGGATGAAGATCTTAAATGGGTTACAGAAAAAATTCATTATTATTTATTAAGACTTCTCGAAGACGCAGACTATGAAAAAGAAGAGGATGTAGAGCTAGTTTCATTATTGGATTAACCACTACATTTGTGTAAGTTTATGCAGCATAAAGTTTCTACAAGGTTGCAAGGTACATGTGATTCACTGCGAGCAAGATTTATTAGCCAATTTAATTGAACTCTCTCCAAAAAATGCTCGCCATAAATTTCGACAATGTATATTTGAATCTTGGAATTGGAAATGTGCTTATTGTGATAAAGAAGTAAACAAAGATACTGCAACAATTGATCATATACTTCCAAAATTTAAAGGTGGACATAATGTTAAATCAAATATGATTTGTTCTTGTTCTAAATGTAATAGATTAAAAGGCTCACATCTTCTTGAAGATTGGTACAATCCTAAGTTTAAGTTTTTTCAAGAGGAGAGACTTGATAAGATAAAACAGTGGATGGATCAAGACAGTTCTATCAAAATCCTTTCCCCAGATAAAGCAACACCTTATATAACAAATGATTTCTACATCGGATGGGTCGCTTCCTGAAGATCAAGCTAAAGCTTTTGCAAAGCAATATGCTGAAGAATTGCATCAGGAACAAAAAGCAAAAATTGATTCTTTAGTTGCTGGAAGATCTAAAAAGCCAGGAGATGAATCTCTATATGGAAAACCAGGACAGGACTTAAGATCTAAGATACAATCAGGAGAGATAAAGATTGCTTAAATGGCTAACGTAAATCCAAAGGATGCTCAACTTGTAAATGAGCACCTTGTCCAGTGTTTAAGAGACTCTGTGATGGTACAAAATCAAACTCAGATAGTACACTGGGGGTTGTTAGGATCAAAATTTTACCAAATACATCTTCTTACAGGAGACATCCAGACTGAAATGGTAGAAGGTATTGACAATATTGCTGAGCATATAAGGTCTATAAATGTAATGACTCCATCGAGTGTAGGTGATTTATTAACATCGAGAATAAAAGATATAGATATATCAGATCCTTTTGATCAAGATAAAATTATTTTAGATTTAAGTGTTGCTCACGACATCCTTGCTGGATGTTTTGAAGAGTTAGCTAAGTATGCTGGAATGATAGGTGATGATCTTACTCAAGATTTAGCAGTGGAGCGTGGAAGAGTGCATAAAAAAAATCAATGGCATCTTAGAGCTACAATGACATATATGACTTCTAACAAAGAAAGAACTGATGTCGAAGAGGGCAAAAGCTAAGAAACTTTCAAAAGCACATTTGAAATGTAATAAGCCAAGAAAGACTCCTAGTCATAAAACAAAGTCTCATGTAGTAAAAGCATGTGAAGATGGTAAAGAAAAATTAATAAGATTTGGTCAACAGGGAGTAAAAGGAGCTGGTAAAAATCCAAAGACTGCTAAAGAAAAAGCTAGAAAAAAATCATACTATGCGAGACACAATGCTCAAGACAAAAATCCTGACAAAATGTCAGCTAGATATTGGTCACATAAAGTAAAGTGGTAAAATAAACTTAAACATAAAAAGAACCCATGGTAGTAATTGCTGTTAGTTTTGTTATTTTATTTGGTGGGACATATGGAGTAGGGACACTTTTATTAGGACGAACAAGTTCTGACGAATATAATTAATTGCTCATTAATTCACTGTTGGTACTATATGTATAAAGGTTTTTATTTATATGGATCTTAACCTTCCAACAAATGTTGAATTTTCTATTCATGCTGCATCTTTAGCAATACAATCTTTAGATAGAGTAGAATTAGAAGAGGCATTTATTGAGCTTTTACATCAGAAAGCATTAGATCGTCAGATGTTTTATGGCATCATGAAGGATCATGGCATTGATGCCAACATTCAATTCCAGCTCTCTACTGAAGGGCAAATTTCTTAAGAAACATGGCTACAAGAACAATTGAGGCAACTCTAGACAAATTCAGTGTTGATGCTGGATCAGAAATTACATATCTTGGTCCTACAGCTGCTGGTAATAAAGGTGATGCAGTAAGGGGATTTAGAGTCAATCCTGGGGGTACAGGAGATATCAAGGTGACTATTGATCGATCTGAAGGTGTAAATACAATGCAAATTTTTCAAGAAGATGCATTTGGAACAGGAGATGCACCTACTGGTTATCATAAATTCTTTGATATAGCCAAAGCAGGTAAAGGTAAGGGAGCAATAGGTGTTACAGTTACTAACGCAGCTAAAAACTATGTTGTACTTCTTGAATTAGATGGTTATTCTGAAGTAAGCTATAACGGATCTGTTGTCGTCCCATAAGTACTCTTTATTTACTGAAAAAGGTTATCAATTAACAAAAAAATATACAGTCCCTAAAACTTATTTAGGGATGGGACGTTATGCAAGTTACAAAGAATTTGGAGAGAATATTTGGAGAATAGGTTATGGAAGTGAAACTATTGATGATCATTATTTAGATGCTAATGATAAAGCATCACAAGAAGATATAGATAAACAATTTTATAAAGATCTTAAAATTTTTTCAAAAGAGGCTGAAAAATATGTTTTTGTAAACTTAAACATAAATAAAAGAGCAGCTCTTTTAAGTTTTGCGTATAGTATTGGACTATCTTCATTTAAATCTTGTAAGCTTCTTGATTTAATTAATAGTTATGGAACAAAAAATAAAATAATAAAAGAATGGAGTCCCTATATAAATCATATATGGATGTCAGGAGGCGATTTAATGACCGACAGAAGGCGTACAGAGCTTGATATGTATTTTGCCCCTGATAAAGAGATACCAACCTTCTACCGCCATAAATGCCACGTTAAGGTTTGTTTATTAAATATAGCTGAAACATATAACGGATCTGCTACACAAATAAAAGGGATTGAGTATTTAGAAAAAAAAATTAAAGAACTTGATCCATCTGGGGAAGTTCTTCGTCAGTTTTTTCGTTATTGGAACAGTACTCCAAGTGGTCTAGGATCTCCTTTGCGTCGTAAGGTCGATCCTTAAGCCAATCAATACAATCCATTAGTAGGAGTTGTCTACTATAATTTTTTTCAAATTCTTGATAATTAATCGAAGTCTCTGGCATGGTCGAGGATGTTTTCTGCTCTGACTCCTTTGCCATAGATTGATGTTGCGATTTCGAGGATGTCATTGTGTTTATCTGATTCCATACTTATTTTTAGCAGCACTAAATATCCGATTAGATCATTAACTACATCTTCATCAGTAGCCAATAGTCCAGCTCCTTTCATAATTCGATTTAATTTATCATCTATACGTACTAAAAGTTGTTCTGTAGCAGAGCATTTACTAAAAATTCGATTTGGTTTTAATGCAGAGTTTCCATATTTTCTATTTTTATGAATCAAAAGTTCTTTTATATCGTCACAGATAGAACTTATTTTCATTTCTATTTCATTCATTGTCATGTTCAGCTCCAATACAATAGATGTATGAAACCTCAGTCTACTTCAAGTTACGACGTTGACAATCGTTACAGATTTTACAAGTCGTTAGATTCAAGAGAAGATATATCTCCTGATAGGAGAGGGGTAAGGCCAGCATTGGATAATGGCAGTTCAAAAAATTTTTTAAAAAGTTATATTAGTCAATTAAGGGAATTAAATTTTCCCAGACAAATGATTGATTAACAAATAACTTTTCCAATGTGTGAAAATATATTTTTAAATCTATTTGTTTGATTAAAACCGAAATTTATTTCAGGTAAATAAATAAAATATCCCCAGCTAATAGGTGAATCAAGACATTCAAATTTTTTTCCATGTATCAGATTAGCTCTGTGAGTAGGTACACATACTGGGAAATCCCACATTTCTGGACATGTCCTCATCATTTCAGAATATGTAGTAAAAAATAAAGCTTCTGGTATATTTCTTAATTTCCATTCTTTTAATAATCTTCTAAACCATATTACAGATGGAGCCTTTGCTCCTTGCCCTGCAGATAAACTCCATCTCCATGTGCCTCTTTTTTTAGCGAAAGAACATCTTCCAAAAGTGGGGGGAAATAGATAAGTTTTACCAGTCCAAGGCTCCTCGATATTTAAACCATCTATATCGTATGTATATATTTTTTCTGCTCTTAAAAATTGATTATTTGCATCATACGTTGAGCATGGATCTAAATCTATATTTTTTAATAATGCATCAATGTAAGGTAAATATTCACATGGAGTTAACCAATCATGAGTTATATGGTCTACTTGTGCTAACGATCTTCTACTAGCACCCCATGATCCTTTAGTCACATTTGTTTGAAGCTTGCACCTTCACTATCGATTTTGTAGTGAACTAGAGACATTTCTTTATCATCTTGAATAATAAATAAAGCTTCTTTATCAGGATCTAATTTTTCTGCTCGAACTATAGCCTGTTTCATCACATCTGCAGCACCTTCTAAATCATTTTTATTAAGGTCATCTACAGCAGTAATAAGGTTATTAACTGTCAAATAGAACATAGATTTCTTTTCATCTTCTTGAATCGGAACATATACCATCGCCCCTGGACCATCATTATGATAAAACTTGTAATAGAATTCACACATATCAGCACATATTCGTTCAATAGTTAGTTTATAAAGTTTTTTTTCATCTTCACCTATTGCTGTCCCAATTAATTTTTTTAATAATTGATTTCTTCTGCTAGTCATTTAGTTTCCCCAACTGTTACATTGTTATCCTTTTTTTTATCTTTGTCAATTTTTATAAGATCTTTTAATCCTGATTTTTTTAGTGTCTCCAATAATTTTGGTAATGGTCTATATAGAACAACAGCTTTTTGCATATTTCCAATCTTTTTAATTAATTTTCCATTTTTATCTCTTAATTTTGTAAGTTCGCCTTGTCTAATTAAATATTCTGCAACACATCTATATCTTCTTTTTTCAGCTAAATTTATCTCTGGATATCTATCGCAGATTGTACTAGTTTTCATGTCACTAAAAGTTAGCCTTATCTGATCAGCCAGTGATAATCCAAGTATTAAGTCTTTTGTACTTGTTTCATAGCTTGAAACTAATTCAAGATATCTTCTAAGATCTTGATTATTGAAACTACCAGATGGTGGTATAAATATTTCTACTTGTTCTATGAGTGACTTACACAGTTTTTTTCGATAATTTCTAGTCGTGACTGAGTTTATATCTAAATCAACAAATCTGTAACTCTGATAAAGGTTGTCAGGATCTTTGTGTGGTGCATAATTTGTCGTATCTAAGATATCTACCCAGTCCTCTAATTGTTGTGCTTCCATTCGAGGACACTATCTGTTCAGATACTAGCTTAC